CAATGGATGGACACGAAGAGTTCCAAGGTATGCGTGCTGCAATGAAAGAACTTAAGTATCTAGCCAGAGATACCAATGCTGCCGTGTTAGTACTACACCATACCAAAGAAGGATTCGAAGGTTATCCTTGCCAATCACGTTCATCTATTCAAGGATTAGTTAATCAGATACCAGCAATGGTATTAACTATTGGTCAGATGAAACAAGGAGATGATAACTTCTTATGTGTAGCCCCAGTTAAGAATCGTTATGGTAAAGCAGACCAAACAGGTAATAACTATGTTACTCTTTCATTTAATCCAGAGTCTATGCATCTAGATGATGTTATGATTAGATACACAACACAACAGGAATTACTATGAGTAATCCAGCCAAGGCTAAAGGCAGTAGAGCCGAGGCAGATGTCGTAAAGTGGCTTAAAATCAATGGTTTTCCCTATGCAGATAGGCGAATTGCAGGTGCCCAACTAGACAAAGGAGACATCAGTGGTGTTAATGGAGTAACAATAGAAGTTAAAGACCATTACCGTTTAGATTTATCTACATGGATAAAAGAATTAGAAATAGAAATAAAGAATGACAAAGCATGGACAGGTACAGTACTACACAAACGCAGAGGCAAAGGAGATGTAGGAGAATGGTACGCAACAATGCCTGCAAAAATATGGATAGAATTAATTAGGAAGATTAATGGACAAACATGACATCACTGCCTATCTAAGTTACATAGGCGCCACCCTGCCAGCGGAGGGGCATGGTTGGCGCAAGATGCGTTGCCCTTTTCATGGTGATAAGCATGCATCAGCAGCAATTAACTTTGAAGATAAAAGATTTAAATGTTTTGGTTGTGAAGTACAAGGTGATGTGTATGATTTAATTATATATAAACAAGGAGGTAATTACAGTGAGGCTATCAAATTCGCAGAGAGCATTTCTCTTGCAGGCAACAGAACAATACGCTCAACACATTCATCTAGCGGAGGAATACCTTTCAAGCCGTCATCTCTCGGTAGACGAAGCGAAAAAGTTTCATCTGGGGATAGTGAAGGACGCTCTTCCAGGACACGAGAGTTACAAGAATAGGTTAGCAATCCCATACATCACACCATCAGGTGTGGTTGATATTAGATTTAGAACTCTTAATAACAATCCAGATGAACCCAAGTATATGGGTATACCTGGGGCTAAGACTACAATGTTTAATGCACAAACAGTATTAACTGCTGGCAATTATATATGTGTAACTGAGGGTGAGTTAGATACAATAATTTTAGAAGCCAAGACAACACACTCATCTATAGGTATACCTGGAGTTAACAATTGGAAACCTTATTATAGTAAGATACTAGATGACTTTGAAACAGTAATTGTTTTAGCAGATGGAGACAATGCTGGCTTAGAGTTTGGTAAGAAACTAAGTAGAGAACTACCTAACGTTAACCTAATGCAAATGCCAGAAGGACATGATGTTAATAGCATCATAGTTCAAGAAGGAAAGGAGTGGATAGATGAGCGAATTAGAAAATGTTTGGGAAAATGATAAACAGTTATGGGATTTTATAGGAGAAAATAAAAGATTAGTTGGCTTACAAATATCTGATGGACAAGGATTAGATATACTTAATGCACTAAGAGATATATATGTAACTATAGGAGATGACCCAGATAGTGCTATGAAAATGCTTACACTATTAGCCACAGTTATATATGCAAGTAGCATAGGAGAAGGTCAACAGTTTACTGATGAGATACAAATAGCATCAGCAATGGAACAATTCGATTCTAGTATGAAGGAGATGTTAAGTGAAGAACCCAAGTGATGTAGATACAATTCTTAATGAATTGCGTAGTATCATGATGAAGAAGCAGGAAGATTATGGTCCGTTAAATATTGCCCTCGCTCCTGGCGGGGCAATGAATGGGCTGCGTGTTAGGATGTATGACAAACTAGCCCGTCTGAATAACATGGCTGATAAGGGCGGCACGCCAAACTATGAATCTATTGAGGATACCCTCATAGACCTGGCTAACTATGCTATAATAGGACTATTGGTACAAAGAGGACAATGGGAAGGCATAGAATAGTGTTAAAGATTAGAAACCCATTTTACTTTACAGAAGGCAAACCTTCAGATGTAATTAAAGTATCTTGTTATGGATGTTCTAAAGAATTTTTTGTGTATCGTGTAAATTTAAGAGCAACTAATTATTGTGTAGGTTGTAAATAGATTGAAAAAAGATGCATGGGTAGATGAATATGAATTACTTGTCTCTACTCTTGCGTCTGAATATTATAGGAAGTATCCAGTTACTGAAGCAGAAGATATAAGACAAGTATTATGGGTATGGTTTCTTACACATCCAGTTAAATATACAGAATGGTCTAAGTTACCAGCCAAAGATAAAGAAAGATTAATTGCTAGGTCACTACGCAATGCAGCACTTAAATATTGTGAACAAGAAAAAGCACGCAAGGTTGGCTATGATATATCAGATTTATATTACTACGACCCATCAGTTATAGAAGCATTCCTTCCATCTATCATAGGTAATAGTTATGAAATACCTAGTAAAATCAAAGACATTAACTTTAAGTTTGGTAAATCAGGTGAGGTAACAGATGGCAACAACTGGCTAGTTCTACGGTCAGATATAGAAAAAGCATTCAACAGATTAGCAGAGGCTAAACAAAATATTTTAAGAATCAAGTTCAGTGTAGAGAACTACGAGTGGAGTGATTTAGGAAAAGAACTTGATACATCTGCTGATGGTGCACGTATGAAAGTTAACAGAGCAATTGCTTCTTTAATAAAAATACTAGGCGGATGGCGAACATACAGTGAGCCAGACGTTATAGAAACTAAAAAAGAAAGCGAAGAACATGACTGAAGAACCTAAGGATATAAGAGAGTTACTAAACAAAAAAGATTACAGTAAGTCAATAGACTTAAGAGGTAATCCAATAGGAGATATCTGTGTATGTGGTTCAGAACTATTCCTAGCCATAGTAGCCTTTGAACAAGGAGAGATATGCTTTTACTTCTTAGATGGCGAGTGTGCTGATTGTGGTTCTTTAGTTACTTTATCTACACCAATAGACGAATACGGATTGGATTGTGACTAGTGCCTTACTATGATTTTGAATGTAAAGTATGTAGTAAAGTTATAGAAGTAGATGACCCTACTCCATTACCTTGCCCCTCTTGCGGAAATCTTATGGTTCGTATATGGTCCTCTACACCAGTACATTTTAAAGGAACTGGTTTCTATTCTACGGGGGGCTAATGAGATTTAGTGATACACCAGCATGTAATGGTATAGATGTAGAAGTATTCTTTACTGAAGACAAAGGTGGTAACTATGCACATCTTGATTATGTTAAGAAAATATGCAAGACTTGCCCAGTACGAGTTGAATGTTTTGATTATGCAATGGATACACTAGTCCATGGAATATGGGCAGGTACCACTAAAGAAGAAAGGGACAGGTATAGAAGCAAACACAACATGGTAGGTAAAACTGTTGTACCAGCATCTATGTTTGACGGTGTAATCTATGAGCAAACTATCTGATTTTGATTTAGATTTATCAGTTGGTCATGAAGGCGAAGCATTAGTTAATAAACTATTAACTGGTGGCAAAACTATTGAAGTAAAGACAGACCTTATGTGGAAGAACACTGGCAACTTATATATAGAAACAGTATGCTGGTCGCACAACAACGAAGAGTGGTATGCATCAGGATTGTCTACAACTAAAGCAGAGTACTGGGCATTTGTATTAGAAGGAGCAACCTTTATTGTCCCTATAAACGCACTCCGTCATGCGGTTACTTTGTGGGGACATCCTATTACCTGTAATATAGAACCTAATCCTAGTAAGGGTTATTTAATTAAACCTGAATTAATTCTTCAGACAATCAGAGAGTTGGCTAGGTAGAGGGGAACTACTTAGAAAACAAAAAAGACCCCCGCTCCAGTAGTGATACTGGGCGGGGGATTCTTTTATTTATAACTACTCGCTTCCGCGACCAAACTCTGGTGCTGATGAGTCTAACCATTTTAATACAGGTCCTGCAAG